GCGCTCTTCCTCAGTGACGTCCTTATGGAAGGCGTGCTTACGGCAGTAGTAAGGCGTAGACGCCTCAACACCATAATCACCACCGGCAGACTCAGTGCCAGCACCGCGAACCTGCGCCTCATCGCGCATGAAGTCGCCCTTGTTGTAAGTATAGAAAACATCAGACTGGCGCTTAACAGGAACGATAGGGAATACCTTATCAGCGATAAAGGCACTCGCATCCTGCAGGTAAGCGACAGACATATTGGTTAACGCAGCATCAATGTGCGCATTCTGCATTTTGGGCATTGTCTACACCTCTTTCTTAGTAGTCAGTAATATTAGCCGAGCTTAACAGCAATCAGCTGGCCAGCACCGGTAGCGCTGGTGATGGCAACACCACAATGGTCACCAGAAGCGACAGCAGCGGCACCATTAGCATTAGGAGCAACCTTGGAACCAGAAGTGATCGCAGCGCTAGCTTCGACCATGACGATGCCGTCCGCGATTTCTACAATGCGGTCACCGGCAGCCAGTTCGGTCTCGGTAACCTCATTCATAGCAACACCGATAACAGCACTAGACGCAGTAGCCTGCGTGGCAGCCTCCTCGGCAACAGTAACGAAATGATGACGCTTCACGGCGCCGCCAGCGGGCAGGCTGAAGCGCAGACCGGGAATTTCATACGCGTGCATTACTTAACGCCTCCTTTTAGGTATTCCTGATACAGCTCAGGATTTTCTTTGATAACAGTAGAGATAGCCTTCTGCTTGGTAATATTATCGCGCTTCATGACTTCATCAGCCATGGCTTCGATCTTATTCCAAGCGCTGACATCAGTAGTCTTAGCACCGTTACCGGCGGACTTACCGACTTCACCAAGGACAGCATTGTCGATAGCTTCAGCAGTGCTAGTGAGTAGATCAACAACGCGCTGATCGCAGCCCTTGAGAATTTCTACAAGCTCGTTCTGAGCAACTGGCAGAGACTTAAGCGTGGCAGCTTTGGCAACCGCTTCAGCTTCAGCCTTTTCTTCAGCAGCCTTACGAACCTGTTCTTCAGCGGCTTCCTTCTGAGCGCGCATCTTCATGAACTCTTCACGAAGAGCCTCAGGCAGACTCTTGAGAACTTCCGTCTCATCAAAGCCAGCCTTCTTCTTCGGCTTGCCGCAGACAGCGCATACACCGTCTTCACCAGCTTCGCCGTCACACTCACAGGTTTCAGTAGCTTTAGCTAGAGCTTCTTTGGCCTTGGCAAGCTCCTCATTAGAAGCAGCAAGTTCAGCTTCCTTATCAGCAATACACTGATTAGCAGTTTCGAGGTCACTGCGAAGCTTAGCTACTTCATTAGAGGTCTCATCCAGAGCGCTCTGAATAACTCCAGCATGCTCAGGCTTCATTTTGCTAAGGATTTCAGTTACATCCATGGGGTTACTTCGCTCCTTTCTCTTAAAAACTTCGATAAAGGCAGCCGAGTTGGCCCCTTGATCTACAAAGTCTACGCGATCGATAATCAGGTCGTCCAAGATATAGGGCATTTGATCGCCTCCTGATATTATTATATGTTTGATAGCTACTTGATATGTCTTAAATCGCAACTCTGCGACAGGTACCCTGGATGCTAAACATCTTGTAAGTACCATCCTTGACCTTGGCAAAGACTTCAGGATCGTGTACCTTTACGGTGATAAACCAGCCAATAGGCACAGTACCCTCTGGAATGCCAATAGCTTCTTGCTTTTCCTTAGTAAATACTATGGATTCTACCACAGTACCTACAGAATCACCTTCGTGCATGACACCAGAAGCACGGTAGTCAAGCATAAAGTTAATGGCAGCCTTTTCCAGTACCTCAGGAGCAATGATATCGTCCTGCCAATCAAGAGGCACAGAGCCATTAGCATTAACAGACACATTAGCCCAGCCAGATACAAGGCGCTCTTCATCACGCGCCTTGTGTAGATTAAAGCCTACGTCGATATAGACAGTATCGTCAGGTACGGGGGTCTCAGTAGTAATGTACACAGACTCTTCAATACTGATGTGCTGCGTGGAGCCATCTTCATTGTAGATGCTGTGATTTTCGCCACGGTGAAAGGATTCAGTGCTAACTATGATGCTCATAAGGTACCTCCTTAAGTATACCACATGTCATTCTGTTCCATAGTCTTTTCAGACGTATCTACAAAACGATCAGCATTAGATTTATCGCTATCTTTCTGAGGCAGATAGACGCTATTAAACAGCTCGTCAGACAGGTTAGGCAAACACAGCGAGTGACGCAGATGATTCTGCAGTTCCTTATCACCAGCAATGTTAAGGCCCATAGCACGAAGCACAAGTGCAACCTCAGACAGAGTAGGCGTCTGAATATTGGTAGGAACAATCTTAGGCAGACCGCTGAGGCCCTCAAAGTGGTTAACCTTGAACAGGTCGGCAACCGCTTTATTATTAAATACATCGGCAATGTTGGACAGTTGTGCCTGTAGGGCAGAGGCCAGCAAAGACTGCTTAGTAGACGCTAGCGCAAAAGAGCCAGACTGGTTACCAAGAAGGATAAGGTCGGAAAGTAGCGTCACAGCGATACGATTATCGTAACGCTCGATGGTCTGACTAATATCGATCTGCCTCGAAGAGCCAGAAGTAAGTAGCTCAAGCTTCCAACCGGACGGTAGCAGGATACCCTCTTCACTATCTCTGCGCACAGAAGCTACTAGCTGCTCCGCATCAGAACGGATTGTTCGCATCTGCTCATCCTGGCTATCCCAGATATTCATACCTTCTGGAGCAGTTAGAACAGGGAAACCAGCAAGGTCACGCTCAATGCCGATACCCTCGATTTCTTCAAAGTGCTTCTTGAAGAACCAGGATCTATAGGCGTTTCTTAGCAGAGACTTACCCTCTGGGTTATCGCGGCTAACGCGCGTTCTGAATAGCAGACCCTTAGAAATAGGAATGCGTACACGCTGGAATGTAGGTTCACAGGACTGGATGAAGGCAGTAACATCGCCTTCTTCATTGAACTCCCATTCAGCGAGAGACGTCTGAGCACGGCCAGGTAAGCGTCGCCAACCAATGCGACCGTCAGAGTATCTACTACGATACTTGGAATTAGTCTCATCAGGACCACGACGAATCTTGTAGACAATCTCATGGAAGCTAAAGCCATAAGACAGCATAGACAGCACTTCGCAGATAGTATTAGCCCAAGAGCTATCCATATCATGCATGCAGCTATGCAGGAATTTAGCAGCTTCGATATCAGCATCAGAGGTACCCGCGGGTTCTACACGCCATTCTACACCACGAATGAGCATCTCTGCTAGATACAGGATGGCACCAATAACGGCATCGTTATCGCTCATCTCCTGATATACCCTACCGGCGTAAGGCCAGCGAAGTTCTGGCAGGAACTCCTCGTAGATATATGGGCCGTACCGTCTGAGGCCGGACACACCAAGCTGCTTGAAGTCAACGTTTTTCATTAAGCTCCACCTCTATTAAACTTTTTCCACTTACTGCCACCGGCCTTCTTAAGGCCAGTAGGAGCTTGGTTTAGAACTGGTGAACGGAAGAAGTTAAACGCACCTGAGAAACCATCAACGGTATCGTCATGCGCACCATACGGGAATAGATCACTCTCATCTAAGAATGCTAAGGTGTTACGGCATCTATCAGATATAAACACGCGGCCAGCCTGTGCTGCAGCGGATGCAGGCCTTGCACGCTCAACTTTGGAGCCAGTAGATAGAACACCCTGGAAGTCATAGCTATTTAGAACATTTCTAGCATAATGGTCTATAGTTATGATACCAGAAGAGCCGGGCTCCTGCTCCATGCGTATCGCACAGCCGTGGCCATCAACTTCAGCCGTAGCACGGATAAGCTCCTCAAGCTCATGTGGCTTCTTCTGTACACGCACAATATCCTCGATCCAATACATGCCCTGATAGTGGGCAAGCTTGAACCCAACGGTCCAGTCTGGTTCGCGTTTGTTACGACCCTTACGCTTAGCAGGGTCAGTACCAGCAAGGTCCCAAAATCTTACGCGCCGCGCGCCAATTGGTACTTCATGACTCGGAACCACTTGGAACCAGCTACGATCCAATAAGTCACCATTGGCCTTGATCTCCCAGTTACCATTGAGCAGCTGCTCGCGCTCAATGGGGTCTAGCTCATTCAAAGCCTCTTTATACGACTCAGCATCTAGGAACGGATTATCATTCAGGCCAGCCCCGATAAATACTCTACCGTTATCTGCGCCTTCTACAAAGAACCTCTGATAGTAGTACTCACCATAAATACCACCAGGGTTACACGTGGCTCTAAAGCGTAGAGGTACCTGTAGGCTCTTTGGTTTGCGTAGACGAGAGAACATATACCGGTAGTTAGACGGAGAAATGTGTGTGCATTCGTCAATGCCTATATATTGAAACTCAGCGCCTTGATAGCGGTAACAGTCATTATCAGATTCAAGGTAACCAAAGTTAAGCGTTGCGCCAGATGGGAACGTATACTGCTTTTCTTTCTCAGACCACTTAACTTCTTTGCTTTCTACAAATGGGAAGAGCCATTGCTTCGACATATCGATCAAAGCACCAGGCAGTGTAAGGTCAGAATATGTTCTGCGGAACAAAATAGCAGAGTAGCCTGGGATATCTACAAACTGTAGTGCACCCATTAACTGAGCAACAGACTTGCCGCCACCTGCAGCGCCACCATACAGTACTTCACGTGTATCATTCATCAGCAGAAACGCACGCTGCTTAACTGTAGGCTCATATGGAATGTACTTTGTAAGTCTTGGAGTAAGCAATCGTTGAAGTGATGCCATGTCTGCATTATTCAAATCTATATTCAGTGACACTGTTTAAGCTCCTTTCTTGACTGCATTACTACAATCAGTATTTTCGACTGTGAATACCGGCGGCCGAAGCCGCCGGTATATGCGTAACTAATTAAACTTCACTAGATTCTGTAGCAGTGACAGTAGGCTCTACAGCGTCATTGGCATGACTTGCGTCAGCAAGACCCTCACCAATGATGTAGGCAACTACTGTGCCACCTGCCATGATAAGAGACGTGATCTGGGTAGCAGTAGACTCAGCACCACCGAAGAACACGAACATCATGCTGACAAACGAAGCAATGGCCATCCAGAACTTGCGACTGGTAAGCTTCTTAGTCCAATCGATCTTCATATATTTTCACCTCCTTTACAATATGGATTATGTTATGCTTTCAATACCACCGCCATGTCCAATCGTGACGGTATGCCCATCAAAATTAATAACAAGTTGGTTCAGCTTTACACTGCCATAATCATCCGGATTAGAGTAGATATTTGCCTTATTGGAAAACAGGATTACTGGAGATGTATCCTCAGTAGTGTAAAGTACAAAACTTGCAAAGCCGCCGGTTCTCATCGCTTCATTGATAACATTCGTCGGCAAATTCGTTGTATACTTCGGGTTCTCAAGTAGCTCAACACCGGTTCCAGAAAGGTCGTTAATAGCTCGGAGGTAGTTTTCCGATACAATTTTCAGTGTAACTCCTGCCGATGTAGGAAGGTACATTTGTTCTATCGTATTAACCATTCCTACAGGAGCTTTTATTGAGATAACTGGAGCATCGATATATCCGTCTCCAACCCAGGTAAAGTCGAGATAGAATGTGCCATAATCAGGATAAGAAACTGGAGGATCCAAGAACTGAATGTGGAATGGAACCTGATCATTGTATAGCGGAACATCAGATGTAATCGACGAGCATCTTCCCATAACAATTTGCGTTTCGCCATTGCGAATCTTTTCCTGCGCTGTTACTTTGTACTCGACACCAGCAACCGTCACAATGCATTGTGTGCCTTTTTCTGGAATTTTGGCAACAGGAGCTTTAGAAACGAACTGCTTGGTCATCAACTGTACAAGTTGCACATCTTCAACGTATACAGCTTCTTCCGTCTGAACGCCAAACGTTTCAGTGTCAAGGTACTTAGCCGGAATCTTATAGACGGTTTCGCCTTCCGTCGCAATCTTCACCGAAACGGTTTCCGTGCCGTCGAGCGCTATGGCCGCTCCGTAATATCCCGCTTCATCAGCAGCCCCGCCCGGAAGCGCAACGATAACAAAAGGCTCTCCGGTGTCCGTTCCGCCCTCGATCACGCCCAGATTGCCGATGCCTGTCATGGTAATTTCACCATGTACATTCCGCGCTGCGCATTTGTATTCCGCGCCGTTCCAATGCACGATGTATTCTTTGCCTTCTATAAGCGAAAATTTGT